ATATTTCCTTCCACGGAACATGAGAGTATTTTTCTGAAAGTTCCTGAATAGAAAGGAGCGTCTCATCCTCCCCTTTACTTTCTTCATACGCAACCGCAACGATTTGTTCTAATCCAACCAATTGTTGTAGATTTGGTTGAGAAAAATCTTCAGCAAGATAGCTCAATAATTTATTGTATGCAGAAATAATGCGAGGAGATTTTCCTGGAACATAATACGAGGAATCTGGTAATCCAAAGGATCCTGGCGCCAGAATTAGACGTAGTGTCTGAGAATCTGTTTCCATCGGAGCAACAAAGGTGGACACAATCGTTGGAATATGATGCTTGAGTAAATCTCCAATTGTTGTTCCAACATCGGCCAAATCACGTATACAGAAAAATGTCCCAACAAGCTGTCTCAATAGTTTTACATTGAGATCCTGTGTTTGAGCATTCAAAATTGACTCGGTTAACGTTCCTAACAAATAGGTTGTATGAGGAATTTTTTCATCTGCTTTTGATCGTACTTCTGCACGGGCCTTGTATAGTAAGGTTAAAAGCTCACCCTGAATTTGTTGCTCAATTTCTTCACTTACACCATAACTAGAAAGGTATGGAGGCATATTCGCATGTCGTAACCAGTTTCCATTTACATACATATAGAAATCATTTCCAGGTTTGACGGAGAGTTTCGGCGGCGGTATGTCTGGCTGTGTTGGCAAACGGGGTTTTCTGCGTGTTTTAGCCATTTGGCCTTCCCTACGTTAGATTTATCTTTATGTTTTCGGTATTCAGTCATCGCATTTCGCCGTCCCTGACTCTTGAGCGTCTGTCTTACAAGCTCACGCTGGTCATACAAGTAACTTGCGCTCACAGGACATCCCTCAGACGCAAGAGTCTCTAACGATACGCTTGAACCGGTTTCTGACATCAGGGATGATTTCTTAACTTAGTCAAAGAAAATATCCGGGAGATTTCTTATAAGAATAGTTGTATTCTTATAGGAAAAATATACTATAGTACTCTTTCTTAGTCCGTTGCGGATGTCGCAGAGTCTCCTGAAGCTCCTGACGTCGCTGAAGTCGCAGAGTCTCCTGAAGCTCCTGACGTCTCTGACACATCAGATGTATTCGTTACATCCTGACTCTCAACACTCTTGACTAGACTTTCAGAAACTGTCATCAAAATGCTGTCCATCATCGGATTATTAAGACCAACTTGTTTCATTGACGTGATATCATAGAGAGGCTGATCAGTAAACATATACAGTGCGTATCCGTTTTCTAGTGCTACAAGTGAATAGCCAGAGTTGAGCATATGACCCGCGCAATGCGCAGTCGCAGTATGGTCGTCCATATCATACGACCACTTGACCAACAGAAGACCAGGACGGAATCCATTATCTAGAATCTTAAATAGCAGCTGACGCTCTAGACCATTGGAGACCTCAATCTTGAGAAAATGTACCTTACCCTCATCAGGATTTACACTCTGAACAACAGAATCAAGTGCTTCCTGGACACTGCGTTCAGAAACGGCTAGAAAGCTAGATGCATTAGGGCCTAGATGGAGCTTTGTAGGTAAAACCCATGTCTTAGCAATCTGCTCTAGCTTAGGATTCTCCTTAGCACCAGGATACTTCATCCGTTGCTTCAACACATCCTTAACCAGTGTTAGTGCCTCCTCGTGAGGAGTTACATCACCAACAGGAACAACAACCGTGTCGGCAAATAGGCGCTCACCAATCACAAGATCATCCTGCCAGGTATCAGGGTTCTCACAAATAGTCAGGAAAAGACGATTTCCCTGCTTGAACTGATAAAAATTCAGAGGCTCCTTCGGCAGAGGACGATCATGCACAACATGAAACTGATCGCGCAGAGACGACATTCTAGGCTATAGTATTAATCATCTTTAGATTACATTCGCCAATGATTGCCACAGTTGATACATGTGATGAACTTTGTCATTGGCTCATCTGCCGAGCGGGTCTGAAGTTCATAATACGTACACTCACGCTTATGGCAACGACCACACTTGAAGAGTTCCGTAGCCATTGCCTTATTACCCTCCAGCTGGTGCTGCTCACGAAGAGACATCCGCTCACGCATTGGCGCATAAATACTCGGTGCATAGTCCATATTGGTCATTGATCCAAGCGTGGCAATCTCTAGACTTTTATTGAGTAGCTTAGGCAGAAGATGTTGATTGCCAACATAATTTTTCGGATTTAGATTGCTCAGTAGGCGACGTGCCGCGCTCATGTAGCAAACTTGAAAGAGAGAATTATCAAAGTGATGGAGGACATGCTTAGACTTGGCATCCTGCATTGCGCTTTGAAGGATAGTCTGCTCTAGTTGTTCCTGTTCACCCTTTTTAAGAACAGATCCAAGTTGTTTCTGAATGACTTGCTGAATATGGGAGCGATAGTCCTTTTCTAGTCCTGAGGTTTGTTTAACAGGAATCACCTGTGAAATTTCCTTAAATCCTGGCCGCTGAAGGAGCAGCTGCTGTTTGGCAAGACCAATGTTTTGTGTACCAAGAAAGGGCGTTGAGGGCTGCTTCTTCTTGGACCGAGTGCGTGTAGGGCGCTCTTCTTCAGCCTCGACTTCGGCTTCAGCCTCAGCCTCCTCCGCCTCCTCTACATCATCTTCTTCCTCTTCTTCCTCTTCTTCCTCCTCTTCCTCATCTTCTGGGACACCATCTTCCTCTGCAACCTTTTTCTTCTCTACTACCTTTTCCTCTTCTTCCTCTTCATCATCTTCCTCCTCGTCATCATCTTCTTCCTCATCCTCATCTTCGTCATCCAAATCTTCAAAACCACCAAATGCTCTTGCATAGAACTTTTCATATTGCTCAGAAGTAAATGTAACAGGAGAAATCCAGGAAGTTCCCTTCTTTGACGCAATCACAAGAATATCTCCAAAATATAGTGTTGTGTCCAAAGGAGGTGGTAGTTCGTGTTTATTCTCCGTTCCTGCCTTTCCAGTGGTATACCCAAAGAGGGTTAGGGTATACTCGCCAAACGGATACTGCCCAAGTTCAGAACATTTGGTCTTCTTTTTCAGAATATCTTGAAGACTAGACTCGGTAAGAGTTGTTGACTGTTTCGTGTCTAGTAACTTGGTCTTCTTTACTTCTCCCTTTGCTGTGAGCGTTAGACCATAGATAAGGGACATCCTTGCTGTAGTTGTGCTGTATGCTTAAATAGGATTCAATTTTACATCACACAGTCTAAACTCCCATTTCGTCTATATACAAGGAGATGCTTCGTCTCTATTGGAAGGATTCTACCAATACACACGATTCAACTACAACAGAACAACTAACAAGTGGAGGATGGTGGATTACAGAAGGGGATAAAACTTTACACGTTATTGAGCGACAGGTTCTTGGGGAGCTGACTCTTGAACTGGCTGTTGAACTTCCTGAACAGGTTCCAGAGATGCCTGCGTGGGAGCAGCTTCCTGCTTGGGAGCTTCTTCGGCAGGATGGGGAGTATCGGCACTCGCGGACTGGGGAGCTACATCGGCTGGAGATTCCTTTACTTCCTCAACCGCTAGTTGAACAGCTACAACAATTTCTTCCGCCTTCTTTACAGCCTCTACCACAGGAGTTGGCGCAACAGCTTCAGCAACTTTCACCAAAGGGGCCGCACTGGGTTTTAGAGGCAACTTCTGTCCAAAACAGCCACATAGAACACGCGTTAAAA